TCTGTGGGACATGGGGAACCCTACAAGGGTGGATAGAGACCCGCAAGTATTCTCCTTCCGACTATCAACTAGGGATAATGTAGGTTACGGGTTGACACCGGACACGTTTGAGGCTATCATCCGCCAACAATCTGATTACCTCATTGCACAAAACATTGATGGATTCTTCATTGAGGCTAAAGATTCCTACTTCTCCTCTGAGGCCATTGAAGCATGCTTCATGGATATCCCAGAAGAAGAGCAGCCCAAGGCTCGTAGGAGATACGTGCAGGGTGTAGACCCTGGAATCGCATCTGACTCCACCTGGGCTATCGTACTAGACTACACAGAGACCAACAGAATCACTGGTGTCAGGGCTAGGTCCAGAAGCGGCAAGCAGACAATCCAGGCGGTAGTCAACATGGTACGTGAGAATCACCTTCTATTCAATCAAGACTCATCCTGCCTAACCATTGTGGATGAGACTGGCTTCGGCGGTAAGCTCTTCAAAGAAGAGTTCAGCGTCATCAAGCCGCTAAGGGGGTACGACTTTGGTGGTACCAAGGCCAAGAAGCTCGACATCTTGTCCGACCTGCGTGCAGCGCTAGACAAGAGAAGGCTCATCTTCCCCAAGACTGGGGTTTGGCTACGGCTCCGCAGGCAACTACTCTCCTACAAACTTGACGACAAGAAGATTGAGCAGGATGCAGTCATGGCACTAGCCGTGGCCCTGCGACATGCGATTAGAAACAACGGCAAGGCACTTGACAATCCGTCATTCCTATACTTTGGAGGTTCTGATTAATGGCAAAGCGTAAGGTAGCACTAGCGGATGAGGCGAAGCGGTCAGTAAGTCTGGCCGAAGCGTCACTCCAGATGCGTGGCATTGACCCTACAGCCGACCCTCAGTACAACATTATCTCCGAAGCATACAGCCGTAAGCAGATGCAGGAGCCGGAGATGATGCGTCTCCGTACCCAGTTCCGACGCCATGACCACTTCTACTACCCACAGACCTCAACGCTGGGCGGTGCTGACCACTGGGCAGAAGACCCAAGCGCACGCACGGCTGGTAAGGCACACGTCTCTGTCAACGTCCACCCTGCCTACGTCAACATCCCATCGTCCATCCAGGCTATCCAGCCTATCATCAACTATGTAGCCACCGACCTCAGCAAAGAGGGTAGATCGTCAGCCGCTCGTCGAGAGCGGATTTTCTTTGCCTGGGCAGAAGCGAACGAGTTCGACGTCCGGATGGAGGAGGCCTGCCTCTACAAGTGCCTATACGGGCACACGGCAGCCAAGGTCTCGTGGGACAACAAGCGCGGCATCCCTAAGCTCCACATCATCGACACGCCTGAGAACCTCTACATGGGCTTCGGTGACTCCAACTACAACAGAGTCGACTGGGCAATCTACAGCTACGGGCTCAGCCCACAGGCAGTAGAGGAAGACTTCGGCATCTCCGTAGTGCCGGTACGCGACGGAAACAAGTGGACTCCATACACAACCGGGTCCAGCCATGCTGACCCGCTTGCCAACATGTACACCAAGGAGTACCAGCGCCAGCCCAACAAGATCAACACCGCCTACGACGAGATGCGCATCACCGTTCTTGACTACTGGTACAAGGTACCGCAGAAGGCTGGTACGCCGCCTATGGTTATGAACGCCCTCATCGTCGGCAACACCGTTGTCTCAGAGACCAAGCACCCAGAACTTGCTGGCGACCTTCCGTACATCGTACTTCGAAACAGCATCATCCCTGGTAGCCCATACGGTAGATCAGAACTATTCGACGTAGAGCAGCTTCTCCGAGAGAAGGACGAGCGAATCACTGCTCAGGCACAGATGATCCAGTCGATCGTCGGCGGTCAGATGTGGCAGCTCGTTGGAGGCGACGCACCGGATGAGGTACCAGCCAACGCAATCCCTAAGCCTGGCCGCGTGGCGACACCTGGACCTGGAAACGAACTGCGTGCCATCCAGCCATTCATCCCACAGTTCCAGATTGAAGACTACAACCGACGCATTGACCGAGAGATCGCGGTAGTCACGGGACTCAACGACCTTCTCCTTGGCCTTGCGCCATCCAGCGTTCTCGGCTCAAGCCGAGCGATTGCCTCGCTCGTTGCTAACTACGAGCAGAGAATCGCACCTAAGCGCAAGCTTCTCTACTCCTGGATCAAGCGCGTGTGGGAAGTATCGGCACGTATGTGGGAACAGAAGGACCCGCAGATCGCAGAGATCCTCCAGGGCGAGTACCGTCTTGAGATCGTGCCACCTGAACTTACGCCACGAGATACTCTTGAACTTGCACAGACTGCACTCAACCTTGTTCAGGGCCGCATCTGGTCTGCCGAGCGCGCAATGGATCGCGTTGGCGTAGAGGACCCAGAAGGCGAGAAGGACCTGATCCGAGACGAGCAGACTGACGCAACCCTCAACCCAGCAGCGGTCATGACCATGGGTAACCTCATGGCCCTGTTCCAGCAGCTACAGGCTCAGGGCGTCCAGATGCAGCAGATGCAGGAGCAGCAGGCTCAGGCCCAGATGCAGCTGCAGGCGCAGCAGGAAAGCGCGATGAACGCCTACCGTCAGCAGGGCGCACCGGGCGGCCAGCCGATGATGAACGGTGGAGAGATGGGTAACCTACCTCCAGAGATGATGCCTGGAAACGCGCAGAACGCTGGATCAGCAATGCCTAACGCCCCTCAGGGAGAAGTATCAGCAGAGCAATTGCCGCCTGAATTACTGGCCGCACTTGGTGGAGGACAATAAATGGCACGTCAAGGTAGATTCGGTAGATCAACATCTGGTAGCCAGAACCTAAGTTCTCTCATCTACTCACTTCTTCGTGAAGAGAGGAACGATCAAGAGGACACGATGATTCGCTCGTACCGCAACAACATGCGCGGTGGCGTATCTACAAACACGTTCTCTTCTGGTGGCACGACTATTTCTGCAACCGCTGCGTCCGTTTACCAGTGGTACCTTAGCCAGGCAGATCTTGCTCGGCAGTCCGGAGACAACGCTGGATATAACAGCCTTATCCAGCGTGCCGAGGAGTTCCGGATTGCCTCACTTGGCGACCAAGAGGCCCTGCTATCTAGCGCATTCAACAACAGCACCAGCATCGACTTCTCTCTGTTCGGTGGTACTGGGTCTGGAACACTTGAGCTTGGACAGTTTGAAACCCTCATGACCAATCTTGCAAACAATCCATCACTTACCGATGCAGACAGAAGCAGGATCAGACTTACCCTGTTTACCTCTCAGCTTACCTCTACATCTGGATCACTCGGTCGAGAGTACGACGAAGGTACGAAGACTGCCGATGACCTTGTGAAGTTCTACGACAAGGAGTTGGAGAGGGCACGAGCAGCAGGCATCACGACCGATAGTCAACTGTACCAAAACATCCTCAATGCTAGGTCCAAGTACATCAAGGCAGGGGAGATTGACGCCGCGAACGCTAAGACGAAGGCTGTCGTTGATGGCATTAAGGATGAGCAGCTCGCTGTCGCTCAGGCGTTGCAGAAGTTCCTACTCCCTATCTTTCCGAAGAGATTCAGTTCCCAGTCAATAGTCAACGCTCTTAGCGCGACAGTTACTGGAGACGGCTCTGGGTTCCTCAACGCCTTGGGCGGGGCCATGCAAGAGTCGGGCATTAGAATGTCCCAACTTATTTACGACGCCGCAGCCGCTGCTGGATATAGCCAAGAGCAGATTGCCACACTTCTACAGTCAGCATCTACGTTCTCTGCCGAGGCAACGAGACTGGCACAGTTGTATCCAGAGCAGTCAAAGGACCTTCTCGCAATTGCACGACAGCTTTCGCAGGCTGCCGCAGACGGTGGATTCCAATCTGCTGGACGTGGCGCTGCTCAGAAGTTCCAGGATGCCATCGCAGCAACTGGCGGAACAGTAGGAGTTTCTGGAACATCTGACCCATACGCGACAGTAACCGCACTAGCGGAGTATGCAGCTGAGGTAGGCGTTATCGCAGACGATCCAACATTTAACGACGCGAATATGGCGGACGATGCCGCTATGATTGCCGGCGGAAACCTTAGCCTAGGTTCAGGCGACGGTTCGGTAAAGTCTGTGATTGATGAGATCCTCAAGACCTACCCAGCGTATGACAAGCAGAACGTAATGATTGCCTTGGCAAATCTTCTATCAGGAAGCCAAGCCGCATGGGAGTCGAAGGACGCCTTGTACACCACAATCGGCAGATGGGTTCAGAACAACGGTCTAGATGTGGGTAGTCTACTGAGCCCAATCGACCCGACTATTGGTGGCCTAACTAGGGGGCAGGTCATGCAGTATGCTGTCGAAGCAGAGATGGCCAGAGTCGTTGACGCAGATCCCAACCTTGTCTATGTCTATCGGTATGATGCAAACACAAGGACAACTGGCTTCAGGGTTGCTTCGGTGGCTGACGTTAAGAACGACACTAACAACTACATTCCATACACTGGAAGCGGCAAGGGTAAAGAGATTGTCTATCTGCAAAGGATTAATCTAAAGGTAAGTGGAGGCAACTCAGATGCTAGCAACGTGTTTCTCATTGCATTGCCCGGCGGTGAGGGAACTTTCGGAGCCGGAGCGGCGGCAGGGATGGACAGCAACGACTACCTTGAGTTCAATATTGGTAAGTCTAGCGTTAAGCTAACGCTACAGGATCTTCAGGATATTGAAACGTTCAGCGGAGTATCAATCTTTCCGCCTGTCGTTAGCCCAGAGGATGCACGAGATATCGTAATCACACCTGAAACATACAGAGCCCTTGTTGGCACAGGCAGCTCATCTCCAGTTACTTCATGGCTATACAGTGAGTCACAGAGACGTGGTCAGGCTTGGTTTGATAGCAAGTTCAACGCTACAGGAGGGAATCTAGGTAGTACAGGCGCCATTGAAGCGCTGGTTGCATCCTACGTTGCCAAGGTCACACCGCTTGCACAGTCAAGAGGTGAGTCTGTTGATTTGTCAAGCATCGTCTCCCAGGTTCTTACGGGGGATGGGATCACTGACAAGACGGGAATGCTAACAAATCTAATCCTTTCCCAAGTGGACCCAATCATCTACACTGGCCAGGAGCGCAGGGAGTGGTATGCTCAGTTCGGCGGTAACGGCGGTCGAGGCGGCGGTATCCCAGAAGGCGTAACGCCTCCTTGGGAAGCAAAGCCAGAACCAGTAGCACCACCTCCGCCACCAAGCTGGGACTACAACGTATACCCACAAGGAAGAGACTACGGAAATAGCGCGAACCCATTCTACACTCCTAAGGTAACACCGCCGACGTTCGGGCCGGAGAACCTTACTCCTGGTGTAACTGGTACTGGTTTTGATCCTGGTGCCCTTCCTGGATACGCAAATCCAAATCAACTTAGCATGCCAAATCTTAGTGCTCCTATGGGTAGTGACTTCTTCTTTAGGAAGATCAATACACCACAGTCATCAAGCGGCCCTACACTTATTAACCGCCCAAGCAAATTCTCAGTCTGAGGTAATAGATGCCATTTAGGTCTATCCCTGGTCAGGTACCAGATCCGTACGATCCAATCAATAGCCGCGATCTTAGGATCGGTGTCAAGCCTGCCCAGGGCATGGCTATCGACACTGGTAGATTTGCCGACCTGGGCAAGGAGCTTTCTTACAACCCACTTAGGGATGAGGGTCAATTTGCTGGCTCACCTGACCTAGTAAGCTTCGCCGCAAGCGCACCTATCCGAGGAATCGGAGTTGCAGCTGAGGGGGTTGGCGGTGCGATTGGCGGACTATCAGAGTTCTTGAACAGCATTGGCCCAGTAAAGGCGTACGGTGAGACCGTTGGCAAGCCTATCGGCGAGATTGGCGGGACGATCCTTGACTGGATTGGCGGCCCGGGCCGATTCGTCCAGGACATTGCCTCAGGTCTACGGCTGGACAAGCCAGAAGATCTTCCGCTTGACGTACAGCAGGTCCTCAATTCACAAGGTAAAGAAGCTGCCATCGAGTACATGAGAGAGAAGGGTATCTCGTTTACTAACGACAAGACAATGAACCTTGCGGCTTCGCTTATCCTTGACCCACTTAACCTAACTCCATTCCTATTCGGCAAGGTTGCTCTACTACCAGCCGCACTTAAGGTAGGCGGTATTGGACTCGGCGCTAGCGTCGGGGCGGCTGCCGGGGGCGTAGGCGTTGCGGTTGGCGGAGCCGCTGGGTATAAGGCTGCTGGCAATATCATCTCCAAGCTTCCAGAAGTTCTCAGGACCAAGGTGGGATACGGGCTAAGCGATAGGGCGAAGCTGGTTCGGGCCCAGATACTTGCTAAAGAGAAGGTCACAGAGGCTCCCTGGGTTCAGTCCGTTGTTGACATTCAGGACGGACTGTTCGGCCTGACTAGCGGCATCGGCGCAACAGTAAAGGCTGCCTTCGGACTCAAGGTATCTGACGGTACGGCTATCTCGTACGGGGACGACTGGTTCGATCTTAACGAAGAGGCAGCTACTGCATTCCCAGGAGGAACGAACAAGATCAACGTTCGAAGAATGGGACAGGCTACTCAGTCTGCTGCCCTATCTGCAACCAGGAACATTGTTGCCAAGTCACTAACCAACTCGAACGCAACAACGACAGAACTTTTTGTATCAGACTATTTCACTGCGTTAAAACTAAAGGCGGCAGATAGCCTGACCGATTCCGTTGGGTCAATCCTTCTAAAAAATGTTCCAGAGGGTGCAACCGTCGAATCACGATACGGCGTATCCGCCCTTCAACTTGAGGCTGATGTAAACCAGATCACCGAGATCCTAAACAATAGGCCAAAATCAAGACGTATCGCAGGAAGCGATTACCCAGAAATTGAGATCTGGAAGGCAAGAAGAATTGCTGCTCTAAATACTAAGGAAGTTACTAAAACAGGAAGATCCAGTGTGGACATCCAGAGGGAGGCCACGCGTATGCTTGAAACACACGACGGACTCCTTATGAAAGAGTTGACGGAGCTGATGACTGGTCAAGTAACTAGGGAGGCTTCAGTCACCGGGGCATACGATTTCCAACCAATATTAGTTGATGCCCTCAGCGGATACGCGGACACACTTGCAGGGGCAACTAAGAGCGACTTGGCCAGATCCGCCGGACCGATCAAGGCTGCGCCAGATCAGGTCTCACACGTGGTGAAGGTCTTCACAGGTGGTGGAACGATAAAGGAGGGCAAGATCGTTGGCGGAAAGTTCTTCGACGAGTACGGCGCCTTCACTACTGACGAGAGGCTTGCCAAGCAGTTTGTCCAGAGGATCGCAGGTATTCGCCACACTCAGTATGGGCACACGGTAAATAGGGTAGGAAACATCAGAAGGGCTATTGCTATCTCAGAAGGATTTGACGAACTTACCCCTAAGAGAAAGTCCTTGGTAATCAAAGAGATCTCAAAGACTCTAGGCAGGCCAGTAAGCGATCAGGATGTAAGCGCACTATCAAAGTTGACTAATGAAAAATCTACAAGACTGACAATCCTACGTGACGACGGGCTTATTGATACTGATGTTATCGCTTACCAGAAGTCCTACGGTCTACTGGATAAGGCAGAACTATCTGCAGAGGAACTTGTCGAGGTTGGTCTTCGGCAGGATCTTGCAGAAGAGCTGGCATCTGTAAAGCCAAAGAAGGCAGATGGGGATTTCGGGGTAGCTGACGCCGTCCTGAAGCGCAAGGTGCTGTGGGCACGGGCAGCGGCAAGGCAGTTCGAAGACATCAGGAACATCGAGACTCGAGGGCTACCAAGGGCTTCCCACGAAACCGTCAAGGATGTACTTGACGAGGCCGTAAGAAACGACGCCATGCACTCAGCCGCTACCACAAAGGACCTTGATAGGCTTCGTCAGATCTGGTCTACCGTTGGCGGAAGTGCAGATGAGATTGACGACCTGATCAGGTCCACGGAGCGTGGCGGATACAGACTGGGCATTGCCCCAGTCGACAACCTAATAACCGTCCCGGTTAAGCTGGTTGTAGCCGACGCTGCCGGGCCTAGGACGGTTGTTATCAGGACCGTACAGCCGTTCGTTGACGTTACCTCCGACTTCCTAGACGGGTTCCAAGGTTTGGCCAAGAGACCTA